TTGCACGGTTCAGCGTTTCAGGCACAACGGCTACATCGGTCATTTGCGAGACTGGCCGAAACCCGACGACCACGCCAAGCGCAGCAGAGACCGAGACAAACACCATCACGCTGCCCAACGGGCTGACGACTGCGTCAAGCCTTGAATACCGCATTGAAATGCTTACAGAACGCGTGGTGTTCTACATCAACGGGTTTCCGGTAGCAGAACACACCCGCGTCATCCCTGCCCAGCATGACGAGATGGAAGGGAGCGTGACCTGCATAAACGGGGGCAGCGCACCGGCATCAAATACCAATGCGGTTATTGATTACGTCACGGTCAAGAACCACAACAAACTTGAGATTGGCGTTCTCTCAGAAACTGAAAAGTTAGTTGCATCGCAGCCCCCCGCGCAAGATTTCCCGTACAGCGTGGCCGGCGTTATTGCGATCAACACAGACCTTCTAGTCATCGATTGCGTGCAGCTTCGCGGCTTGTCAATCCAATGCACCAGCATGGGAACGACTGGCGTAGTTACCCCGGCATTCAGCAATGACGGAGTGACATGGGTTAACCAGTCGATCATGACCGGCGCAGGCGCAGCAGCGGCGACGTTCAACGCGGCGGGGCTATGGACAACACCAGTCCTAGCCCGGTACTTCCGGCTTCGCCTGACGACTGCCACCACGGCAGGCACAACGACCCTGCGCGTTGCTGGGTTTCAGTACCTTGTTGGACAGCCCGTAGTGCAGCCAGTCAGCGGCACTGTGACCGCCAACCAAGGCACGATGGCGGCACTTCCTGCGGGCACCAACCTTGCCGCCGATGTGGGCCTGCAAGTGCGCGCCAACGCAACAGGCGCAGCAAGCACCAGCCACCTTATCAGCGCAGCAACCACCAATACCGGCAACGTCAAGGCTTCGGCGGGTCGTTTGCTTGGGTGGTCATCAGTGAACACAACCGGCGTTTTTCAGTACGTCAAGCTGCACAACACGGCAGGCACCCCGACTGCGGGGGCAGGCGTTGTGCAGACCATCGCCATTCCGCCAAACGGGGTCAACAACTGCCCGCCTACGCTTCCGGGGATTGCGTTCACGACCGGCATTGGCCGAAGCATCGTTACGGGATCGGCTGACACCGACGCCACGGCGACGACCGCAGGCAGTGTGGTGCTGGATTTGTTCTTCGCATAAAGAGCGGCCATGCTTCTTTGGCAGCTAAACCTAGAGGCTGAAAAGCTCCGGGTCTACAACGTCAGTGCGACCGCTGGCGTTGCGGGCAATTCGGGCACGCTGGCAACGACCAATGCCAACGACTCGGTTAGCGCGTCAGGGAACCAAACCAATACCGGCACGCTTGCGCGTACCAACGCAAACGACTCAGTAAGCGCTAGCGGTTCGCAAACGAACACGGGCACGCTAGCCCGGACGAATGCGAACGACTCAGTAGCGGCTAGCGGCAATCAGACAAATACTGGCACCGTTGCCCGCACCAATGCAGACGACAGCGCCACGGCAAGCGGCACAGCGGGCGGGCCATCAAACACCGGCACGCTAGCGACAACAAACGCGAACGACAGCGTTACAGCAAGCGGGAACCAGACCAACAGCGGCGCGGTTTCTGCAGCCAATGCCAATGATTTGGTGGCGGCAAGTGGCCGGCAGACCAACACCGGCACGCTCGCAAGGCTCAACGCAAATGACTCGGTAGCGGCATCAGGCGCAGCCGGCACCATCTCGGGCGCTGCATCGGTAGCGAACGCAAACGACACAGTAAGCGCGCAAGGCGAAGGCCCGGCACAGCAGAACCTAGGCGGGGGATTCTTCCCGCAACTCCAGCGCAAGCGGGAGACCGAAGAAGAGAAGAAGGCGCGGCGGATTGCGCAAGGCATCTTCAAGGCAGAGGAAAAGCCCGCAGAGCCTCCCAAGCCTGACGAGCCAGCCCAAGACCTTGCAGCGATTGAACGGCGCTTAGAGCGGCGCATTGCCCGCGCCAACGCAGCGAACCAGCAAGCCCGCGAATACATCGAAGCAGCAACCGCACAGGCTGTAGCGGCGCAGATTGCAGAGGAAGAGATTCAGCGCATTCAAGCGATGCGAGAGACCGAAGAAGCCGATGTCATCTTCGTGATGTCGGTACTGGCTAACGCCTAGACCCAACCCACAGCGCAGAGAACCGCCCTAGAGGCGGTTTTTTTACGCCCAAAGTTTCCCAACCACTGTCCGGGGTAGCCGGCTGACCATGACCACAGAAGCACAAAACGTCGAACTGGCACCGACGGAAAACACGCCTGAGCCGACGCAAACCGCCCCGGAAGTCGTCACCCCGGAAGTCAATGCAGAACAGCCCGCCGAAGAGCAGCAAGCCGAAGCCCCGAAAGAGGACGACGCTGAAAAAGCCCGACGAGCGATGCAGCGCCGCATTGATAAGCGAACCGCAGACCTGTACCGAGAACGCGCCGAAAAGGAGCATCTCTCGCAACGGTTAGCGGCACTCGAAAGCCGCATCAGCGGCGAGCCTGAGCAGCAAGCAAAGGACGTTGACCCCATCGCACTCGCACGCGAGATTGCGACGGTCGAAAGGATCACAGAGAAGGCAAACAGCATTGCCCTTGATGGTGAAAAGCGGTTCAAAGACGGATTCAAAAGCGCACTGGAAACAGTCGCCGAAGAAGCCGGCCCGCTGTTCAACCCTCGGGGCCTGCCAACAGCCCTCGGTGAAGCAATCCTTGACTCGGACGACGCCGCAGCCCTGTTGCACCACTTGGGCCAAAACCCAGACCTGGCCGCTGAACTGAGCGGGCTTTCACCGGCTCAGCTTGGCCGACGTATTGCGCGAGTCGAAGCGCAGATGAACGCCAAGCCCGTTATCAAAACCTCCAACGCGCCTAGCCCGATCACGCCTGTCGGCAGTCGTGGCTCGGCCACAACCAGCTTGGAAAACGCTGATTTCGCTGAGTACAAAAAACTCCGCATGTCGCAGAACCCAAGCTGGAAACGCTAAGCAAACGAACGGCCCCGAAAGGGGCTTTTTTTCGTCTCCACATTAAGGACACACCATGTCTAACGTTCTCGTTACCTCGTCGCTAGTGGCTAAGGAAGCCCTGGCGATCCTCCAAAACATGCTTGGCTTTGCCAAGAACGTTAACCGCGACTATCAAGACGAGTTCGCGGGCAACCAGTCGCGTGGCTACTCGCCCGGTCAGACCATCAACATCAAGCGCCCCCCGCGCTACACCTACCGCGCTGGGCGTGTTTCGGTGCCGCAAGCCACCGTCGAAACGACCGTTCCGCTGACCCTCTCGCAGGGCGGCACGGACTTGAACTTCACCAGCTTTGAGCGCACCCTCTCTGTGCAGCAGTTCGAGCAGAAAATGCAAGCCGCAGTCGCTGCGGTGGTGAACGAAATCGACCGTCAGGGCCTTGACTTGGCACGCCGCACCGTGGCAAACGCAGTGGGCACCGTGGGCACCTTGCCCAACACCCAAGCAACCGCCTTGGCGATCATGACCCAAGGTCAGCAAAAGCTCGACGAGATGGCCGCCCCCCGCGACCGTCAACGTTCTATCGTGGTCAACCCCGCCATGAACGCTTCGATTGTTCAGGGCTTGGCCGGCTTGTTCAACGCCTCGAGCAACATCGGCAAGCAATACCAATCCGGCATGTTCGTTGATGGCTTGGGCTTGAATGTGGCGATGGATCAGAACGTCAGCCGCCACACCAACGGCACCGCAGTCGCAGCCACCAACACGGTGAACGGCGCAGGCCAAACCGGCTCGACCCTGACGGTGAACGCCCTGAACGGCACCTTGACCGCAGGAACCGTGTTCACCATCGCGGGCGTCAACTCGGTGAACCCGCAATCGCGTCAAGATACCGGCTCGTTGCAACAGTTCGTTGTGCTGGCAAACGCTGCAAGCTCTGCGACCTCGGTCAGCATCGGCCCGGCAATCGTGACCTCTGGCGCGTTCCAGACCGTGACCGCTTCGCCTGCCAACTCGGCAACCATCACGATCCTTGGTGCCGCTTCGGCCTCCTACGACACGAACGTGATGTACCACAAAGACGCGTTCACCTTGGCAATGGTTCCGATGTTTGAACCATTGAACGGAACGGGTGCGAAGGTCACGCAGATGAGCGATGACGGCTTTACCGTCAAGGTGACTCCGTTCTATGACGGTGTGAACGACAACAACCTGATGCGCTTGGATGTGCTGTTTGGTTGGGCCTGTACATACCCGGAGCTTGCCTGCAAGGTCGTTGCCTAACCACTGACTGCCCCTTCGGGGGCTTTCTACCTACTTCAAGGAAACCATCATGACTGTTCTACTTTCCCGCGCCTATGGCGGCTACACCGCAGGCCAAACCATCCAAGTTCCAACCAGCTTGGAAAACGCCATTGTTGGCAATAGCTTTGGCACCGTGGCTTCCACCTCTGCCGCTGCCGCTGTCACCACTGGCCCCCTGTCCACCAACCTGCCCGCCGGACGCGTGACTGTGCCAATCGGCTCGTCTTCGGTTGTCGTGACCAACCCATCGGTTGATGTGAACAGCAAGATTTTTGCTGTCGTCAACCAAGCCGCAGCCGATGCCACGCTGTTGCGCGTGGAGCGCATCGTTCCCGGCGCTGGCTCGTTCACGATCTACGGCACGGCTAACGCCACTGCCGCCGTGTCGATTGATTGGGCCATCCTTGGCCCGTTCGCCGGCTTGACCACCACGCTGTAAAGCACTGCGGGGCTGGCCTTCGGGCTGGCCCCGTTTCAAAGGTTCGCAATGGACTTCCAAGAGTTCCCCAAGTGGGTATATCCGGCTGACAAAGAGCCGGTAATCGTTGAAACCGCAGAAGAGGAAGCGGCGGTTTTGGGCCAAGCGCCAACGATTGAAAAGCCACGCCGTGGCCGCCCTCCAAAAGTTACCGGGACTGAGTAATGACAACCGCCCTTCAGATCATTGACAAGGCTTACACGGTCATTGGGTACAAGAGCCCGACTGACGTATTGAGCGGGCAGGACACGACATATGCGCTGTCCATGCTCAATGATCTGATCGACTCTTGGAACACTCAGAGCCTCTACATCTACACCACGACTTCAGTCGTTGCGACTGCATCGGGCAACCCCATCACCATTGGCCCCGGTCAGACGATCAACACCGCTCGGCCTGTGCGCTTGCCCAATGGCAGCTTTGCGCGAATCGGTGGGATGGATTACCCGATCACATGGATTGACACCGAGCAATACCAGTCCATCCTGCTCAAAAACACCGCTTCGACGATCCCGATTTATGGGTTCTATGACGGTGGAGCCCCGACCGGAAACCTGTTCTTTTGGCCGTACCAGCCGACCGCCACTGAATATCACATCCTCGTCCAGACTCAGTTAACGGAGTGGCCTTCGCTCACGACTGACATTGACTTGACGCAGGGCTATCGACGCGCTTTGACCTATTCCCTAGCCGAAGAGCTAGCCCCGGGCTTTACCGAGGTTCCCGCCATCGTGGCTCGCAATGCCATGAATGCGCGGAGAGCAATCCGGCAGGCAAACGCAGTTGTTCCGGTGCTGAAGTACGCAGACAACGGCACTTCACCAATCGCTCGTTTCATTGCTGGCGTCTGACATGCCATTGAATCTTCCCTTCGTCGGGCCTAGCTACCAAATAGCCAACAGGAAAGCGAGCGTTCAGCGTTCGGTGAACCTGTTTCTAGTCGGCATGGAAACACCGTCTAAGGTCGCGTTCATCATGGAAGCCGTGCCGGGCTTGGCCTTGTTTGCCACGCTGGCCGGCGAGATTCGCGGCATGTGCGAAGCCGCAGGCCGGTGCTTTGTGGCGGCTGGCGCTTCGCTCGTTGAAATCATGCCCAATGGGACGTTTGTCACTCGCGGCGGATTGGTGAGCAGCACAGGCCCGGTGGAAATGGCATGGGGTACGACTCAGCTAGTCTTAGTCGATGGGCCAAACGGGTATGTGCTTGACCTGAACCCCAACACCTTTGGGCAAATCTCGTCGCCGGCGTGGCTCGGGTCAAACCGGGTTTCGTACCTTGATGGGTATTTTGTGTTTGTGTCGCCCGACACGCAGCGTTTTTACGTCTCTGCAATTGACGACGCCACGAACCTAGATGCGCTGGACTTCGCAAGTGCGGAAAGCTCGCCCGACAACATCGTTGCCCATCTTGTAAGCCAGCGGGAGGTTTGGCTTCTTGGCCAGACCACTACCGAGGTTTGGTTTAACGCAGGCGGCTCAGACTTCCCATTTACTCGCAACCAAGGCGCAATTCTTGACGTTGGATGCATCGCCACATTCAGCGCGCAGAAGATCGACAACGGCTTGATGTGGCTTGGCCGCGATAAGAACGGCTCAGGCATCGTTTACCGCTCCAACGGCTACCAAGCCCAGCGGGTTAGCACTATCGCCGTGGAAGAGGCATTACAGGCCGCTAGCA